TGGTGGATTCATCTACCCAAGCCCTGCTACGATTTAGACAGGGTGGATTTGTCAAACTGCATAGTGATGAAGACGACGGACCATTTCGTGCTCGCAGAGCGGCATATTACTGATGACTAAGTTCACATTTGAATTGAAGTCAGGAAGGGATCTTCAGCTCACTGAAGATGAATTGAGGGAACTTATTGCTTGGTCCAGAGGGGATCAGGCAAAGGTTGATGAAGTAAAGGAAGCATTAGCTCCCAAGGAGATTCCAAATGAAGAGCGGTAAACTGGCTCCAACCTATTCCCAGTACAAGCCCAAGCCCATGGAGCAGAAAGAAATGACCTGCCGTGGCATGGGCGCCGCAACCAAAGGCGGCAAGTTCACCAAGAACGGCTGAGGGTAAGTCATGGCTATCGACCGCGCTGTCTACTCAGAGGCTCCCCTTCTCCCCGGAGAGGAAGAGCCGGCAATTGAGATCAACATCGAAGGTGAAGATGTTGACTCCATCGAGCTTGACGACGGCAGCGTGGTCATTGACTTCGATCCCGGGTCGGAAGACTACGGCGACGCCCCCCATGATGCCAACCTCGCGGATTACCTCGATGACCAAGAGCTTGAGAGATTAGCCTCCAAGCTGGTCTCAGGCTTTGAGGAAGACCGTGCCTCTCGCCGGGAATGGGAGATGGCGTACCGGGATGGCTTAAAGCTTCTTGGGATCAAGAAAGAGAACCGCTCTGAGCCATGGGACGGTGCCTGCGGCGTGTACCACCCCATGCTAGCTGAAGCCATTGTGCGCTTTCAGTCTCAGGCGATTCAAGAAATATTCCCCGCACAGGGTCCGGTGAAAACCAAGATAATCGGCGCACCGGATGAGGAGAAAAACAAACAGGCTGCGCGCATCCGTAGCTACATGAACTATCTCCTCACGGAAGAGATGACGGAGTACCGCCCGGAGACGGAGCGACTCCTCTTCTCCCTGCCCCTATCGGGCAGCGCCTTCCGCAAGATTTACTTCGACCCGATTCTCGGGCGCCCCTGCTCCAAGTTTGTGCCCGCTGAAGATTTCTATGTGAACAACGCGGAGTCCGATATCTGCATCGCAGAGCGGATGACCCATCTTCAGAAGCGGACCAAGAACGAAGTTCGCAAGCTTCAGGTTGCAGGCTACTACCGGGACATTGATCTCCCCGAACCGCAATCCATGTTCCAGCCGATTGAGGAAACGGAAGCCGAGATCACCGGCATTGCGATCGATAACGACAACCGGCATTCGATCCTTGAGGTTCTGGTTGATCTAGACCTCCCGGGCTTTGAGGACACCCACGACGGCGAGCCCACCGGTATCGCTCTACCCTATGTGGTGTCCATCGACTATTCATCGAGCACCGTTCTGTCCATCCGGCGGAACTGGTACGAAGACGATCCCCTGAAGAAGCGTCGCCAACACTATGCACACTTCATTTACATTCCGGGTCTTGGCTTCTACGGCTTTGGTCTTATCCACCTTATTGGTGGCATGGCCGATTCTTCGACATCTCTTATCCGCCAGCTAGTTGACGCGGGCACCCTGTCCAACCTCCCCGGCGGCCTAAAGGCAAAAGGCCTTCGTATCGACGGGGATGACACCCCCATCGCCCCGGGGGAGTTCCGCGACGTATCGGTCCCTGCCGGTGCTATCCGGGACAACATCTTGCCCCTGCCGTACAAGGAGCCGTCTCAGGTCCTGTACCAACTACTTAATGATATCGTTCAGGAGGGGCGCCGCTTTGCCTCTCAGGCAGATGTCAAAGCCTCGGATATGAACAGCGAAGCGCCGGTCGGCACGACGCTGGCGCTCCTTGAGCGTTCCCTGAAGGTTGTTACGGCGCTACAGGCCCGACTCCACGCGGCACAGAAGCAAGAGTTCAAGATGCTCGTGGCGGTCCTCAAGGACTATGGGCCGACCCCGTACCCCCAAGGCGAGATCTCCCCAGAAGATTTCGATGACCGCATTGATGTGGTCCCGGTCTCCAACCCGAACTCGGGGACCATGGCGCAACGGATCATGCAGCATCAGGCCGCCCTCCAATTGGCCCAGCAGGCACCCCAGCTCTACGACCTGCCCCTGCTTCATCGCCAGATGCTTGAGGCGCTAGAGATTCCCGATGCGGATGAACTCGTTCCCATGAAGGGCGATATGCGGCCCACAGACCCCGTGGCCGAAAACATGAACATCATCAACAGCAAGCCTGTTCAGGCGTTCATGTATCAAGACCACGAGGCCCACATCAAGGTCCACCAGTCCATGGCGCAGGACCCGAAGATCCTCGCTATCGTTTCCCAGTCCCCGAATGCTCAGTCCATTCAGGCGGCCATGGAAGCACACATCGCAGAACACGTTGCCTTCCAGTACCGGCGAGAGATCGAGAAGCAGCTTGGGGTGGAGCTACCCGACCCGAACGAGCCGCTCCCCGAAGATATCGAGTTCCGCCTATCCCAGCTCGTGGCGCCTGCTGCAGAGCAGCTCCTTGGCAAGGATCAGGCCGAGGCAGAGCAACAGCGCATCCAAGAGCAGATGGAAGACCCCATCTTCAAGCAGCGTGAGCGCGAGCTGCAGATCGAGGAGCAGAAGGTTCAGGGCGAATTCCAAGCCAAGATGGCGAAGATCGAAGAGGATCGCCGCAAGGCCCAAGAGCGCTCCCAGCTTGAGCGTGACCGCATCGCCTACCAAGAGCGTAAGGCCCAGAACGATCAGAAGCTCAAGGCCGCAGAGCTGCTTGCGAATGTTGAGCTGGAACAACTCAAGCTCAATTCTGACGAGAAAATCGCCGGAGCCAAGCTTGGTCAGCAGATCGCGAAGGACCTAGAGGGCGGGAATGGCTAATATAACTGTCTATGATGTGTTGATTAAACGCATTACGGATGATAAAAATGACATCCAGCAAGCCTTGGTGGATGGATCTCCTCGATCTTTCGAGGAATATAAGTTCAGCGTAGGCAAGCTGCATGGCTTGGCGATGGCCGAGAATCATATCTTGGCCCTCAAAAAGCATTATGAAGAGTCTGACGAAGACTAACGCAACGCGGGGCGCATCCGCGCAGGTGTAAAAACATGGCGGAAGTACAACAGGAAGAGCCGCGCAACGCAGCTCAACTGCCTGACCCTAAGGGTTATAAGATTCTGATCGCTCTCCCAAACCCTGATGAAACCTTCGAATCGGGGATCGTCAAAGCAAAAGCCACTATGGACGACGAAGAGATCGGCTCAATTGTTGGGTTCGTTCTCAAAGTTGGTCCCGATGCATATAAGGATGAAAAGCGATTCCCCTCTGGAGCCTACTGCAAGGAAGGCGACTGGGTGATGATGCGATCCTTCTCGGGCACCCGCTTTAAAGTCCACGGTAAAGAGTTCCGTTTAATCAACGACGACTCTGTTGAAGCTGTTGTCGAAGACCCACGGGGGATTGTGAAGCTATGAGCGAAGCAGAAGATTTCCAAGAAGAAGCGGATATCCTCGCCACTCCTCAGGAGATTAAAAGCTCCAAGGGCCTTAAGCCCCAAGAGACGGAGCTTGAGATCGAGATTGAGGACGACGAGCCGAAGCCGGCGCCTAAAGCGGAAGCTGAAGGTGACGACGAGGACGATGACGAGCTAGAGAACTATTCTGAGCGCGTACAGAAGCGGATCAAGAAGCTAACCTACGAGCGCCGGGAAGAAGCGCGTCGCCGGGAGCAGATTGAACGCGAGCGTGATGAGGCGTTGCGTGTGGCGCAACACGTTCAGAGCCAGCTCGGAGAGCGAGACCAGCTCATTCAGCGTGGTCAGGCGGCGCTTGTTGCTGAGATCAAGCAGCGCGCCCAGATCGCCCTAGAGAGCGCCAAGTCCCGTTATCGTCAGGCCTATGATACTGGGGACCCCGATAAGATTATTGAGGCGCAGGACGTTCTTAATAAGGCGCAGTTTGAACTCCGCGAGGCGGATAATTACGAGCGTCAATTACAGAACCGCCCCCCGGCGCAAACTCCGCAACAATATCAGCAGCCGCAGCCTCAGGCTCGCAAACCTGATCCGAAAGCCCAATCTTGGGCAGACCGGAATAAAGGCTGGTTTAATTCTCCGGAACATCCGGATATGACGGCTACTGCCTACGGTATTCATGAGAAGTTAGTTAGGGGTGGTGTTGACCCGACTTCTGATCAATACTATGAGACAATTGATGCAGAGATGCATAAACGCTTCCCCGAATATTTCGGTGAGCAGATTGATATCGCAGACGAAGAACCGCCAACGCGTCAGGCTCCTCGTCGAGCGCAGACCCCACCCGTAGCGCCAAGTGCGCGTAATAACGGGAGCCGGTCCAGTAAAGTGACTTTGACGCGCACACAAGTGGCTATCGCAAAACGGCTCGGTCTTACGAACGAGCAATATGCGAACCAGATGCTAAAGGACGCCCAGCGATGACTAGCGAGCGCACACCCCGTACCCGCGACACTCGACAAGAGCAGGCGCGCACTCCCGACAAATGGGTCCCGCAGGGTATGCTTCCAGTGCCTGACCCCCAAGATGGATGGGTCTTCCGCTGGATTCGCACTTCTGCCAGAGGGAATTCGGACAACTCTAATGTTTCGAAGAAGTTTCGTGAGGGCTGGCGTCCAGTGAATGGTTCCGACCATCCAGAGCTTTATGCTCAAAGCGATCTAGATAGCCGCTATCCAGATGGCATTGAGATCGGAGGGCTTCTTCTTTGCAAGTGCCCCGCCGAGATGATGAAGCAACGCCAAGACCACTACAGCAAGCTTTCCGAGAGACAGTTAGCGTCCGTTGACCAAGACTACATGCGTCAGGGAGATCCTCGTATGCCTCTGCATGCGCCAGAACGGCGTACAGAGACTTCATTCGGTCCCCGCGTTAGTCGGGGAGATTCCTGATCATATAGGAGTTTTAAACAATGGCGACGACTGCCGCTCCGTATGGTGCTCGTCCGGTTGATACTCTTGCTGCTACGGGTTTCGTAAACAAAATCCGTCAGATCAAGATTGCTTCCGGGTACGGCACCGCAATCTTTTACGGTGATTTCGTCAAGCTGGTTAACACCGGCACTGTCGAAAAAGACACCGGCACGACGACCCTTACCCCGGTCGGCATTTTTGTTGGGTGCTTCTACACGGACCCCAACAGCAAGCAGCCGACCTACAGCCAGTACTGGCCGGCAAGCACTGTGGCATCCGATGCGGTTGCCTATGTGATTGACGATCCGTCTGTTGTGTTCCAAATGCAAGCTGACGACACGCTCGCTCAGACTGCCCTTGGCAACAACGCGGCTGTGGTCCAAACCGCTGGTTCGACTTCGATCGGCAACAGCAAGAACGCTCTTGATGCTGACTCGATTGCGACGACCAACACCCTCCCCGTGCGGATTCTCGGATTCGTTGACGGCCCGGACAGCGCTGTGGGCGATGCCTACACCGATGTTCTGTGCAAGTTCAACGCCGGGCATCAGTACGACAACACGACCGGCGTATAAGGAGTCTGAGTAATGGCGATTTCACGCGCTCAAATGCTGAAGGAACTCCTGCCGGGGCTTAACGCTCTTTTCGGTCTGGAGTATGAGAAGTACGAAGACGAGCACACCATGATCTACGAGACGGAGACCTCCGAGCGTAGCTTCGAAGAAGAAGTGAAGCTTGCTGGGTTCTCGGCTGCTCCCGTCAAGAGCGAAGGCGCTGGCGTGTCCTTCGACTCCGCACAGGAGACCTTCACGGCTCGCTACGATCACGAGACGATCTCTCTGGCGTTCTCCATCACCGAAGAGGCGATGGAAGACAACCTGTACGATACGCTCTCGGCTCGTTACACCAAGGCTCTGGCTCGTTCCATGGCCTACACCAAGCAGGTTAAGGCGGCGTCCCGTCTGAACACCGGCTTCACGTCGTACAACTCTGGCGACGGCGTGACCCTGTTCAGCACGTCTCACCCCCTTGCCTCTGGTGGTACCAACAGCAACCGCCCCACGGTGGCGGCTGACCTCAACGAGACCTCTCTTGAGCAAGCCATCATCGACATTGCTGCCTACGAAGACGAGAAGGGCCTGCTGATCTCGGCACGTCCCGTTCGTCTCATCGTTCCGCCGGCACTGATGTTCACGGCTGACCGCCTCTTGGAGACCACTCTCCGCACGAGCACGGCAGACAACGACATCAACGCTATCCGGAACATGGGTGCAATTCCGGACGGCTACGCTGTCAACCACTACCTCACGGACACGGAAGCGTGGTTCCTTATCACCGACGTGCCCAACGGTATGAAGCACTTCGAGCGGTCTCCCATGACCACCTCGATGGACGGTGACTTCAACACCGGCAACGTGCGTTACCGCGCTCGCGAGCGTTACAGCTTCGGCGTGAGTGATCCACTTGGTATCTACGGCTCGCCCGGCGCGGCCTAAGGTACTGCTTAGGGCCCCTTCGGGGGCCCTTTTTTTTGCCTGAAGAATCAACCAGTAATTTGATCTGTTTAAACTGATCGTGTAAAAGCAGTCTTTAAGCCTCTCTTGGGGGAGAGAATCGATGCCGCTTCCGGGTTATTATCCGAAAGAGCTACTCAAGTACTGCGTGTCTGATCAGGAAAAAGAGTACGTTAACGCTGTGATCAACACAGGCGGGCTGAAGTCTGCCGCGTCCAATGTAGGGAAGAGCTACAACACCGTTCGAAACGCTGTTGAGAGGGTAAAGACCCGAGCAGCCAAGATGGGCTTTGCGCCAGAATACGGTTTAAACAATCCCGCACCTGCGCCATTCCTTGTGAAGGGCACAAGTACCCTCTATGACGAGGAAGGCAAGCCCCGAATGCAATGGGTCAAGACTGGGATAGATGGCGCCCAGCTTGAGCAGATGGTGAATGATTTCATAGATGCATCAAAAGAAAACATCCCCAAAGAGAAGCCAGTCAAACCTCCCGCCAAAGACATCTCCAACAACTGCATCAACTGCCACATCATCACCGACTACCACTTTGGCCAGTACAGTTGGTCTGAGGAAACAAGACAGGGAGACTGGGACGTAAGCATTGCAGAAGAGCGGCTGATCA